ATTTGATCTATCTCTCATAATTTATAGTAATTGTATTCCGGTACCGAATACCTTATTATAATTGTTGTATAATTCTTCAGCTGGTTCTGCTTCCCATGCAACCATACTCTTCTTCACTTCAATTTCATGATTTTTAGTATAACCTGCGTATGGAATTAAACCCATACGATGCTCATTAAATGATGACTGAGAAGGAATAATAGCAATAGCACAAGGCTGCTTGATCAAATAGTAATCACCATTGTCTTTAATGTCACCAACGATTTCTTCGGTGGTAACTAGTTTCACAACCTTAATCATGTAATCTCTCCAAATAATTAAATGCTTCTATCTCTTGCGTAAACATAATAAGTTCATAATCTAAAGTGATTACGTTAAATGAATTTATTAGTATTTGATTGTCTAGGGAACTAATTTTTACATACCAGTTCCCTAGTTTAATTGTATCAATACTACAGAAATTATCTGTTGTTACGGATATATTCCTGTACTTCACGATCCACTCTCATACGACGTCCTTCAGCCATAGCTTCCATAATTTTCCAAAATTGTTTTAGTATTTTCATAGTAGCCCCTTTTGTTGTAGAACTTTTTCTCTATAACTAAAATCTGCTCTATCTATACTCTTTGAAAGATATGTTTCTGCAACTGTTGGAATACGAAACTTTTTATCTAACCATGATTTAATACTACATAGATTAGATATTAATATCATTATTTTTCTCCGTTAAAAATTGCTTCTTACTAGTTTTAGTTTCAGCATCTTTAACTTCGATTTTCTTTGGCTTCTTGTGCTCAGGAATAATTTTCTCGAGAGCAATCTTTAGCATACCGTTCATCATTGCTGCATCATTAATTTCAATATGCTCATCAAGTAAAAAGGTACGGGTAAATGCCCTGTTAGCTATTCCCTTGAAAAGAAAATTATCATTATCTTCTTGTGATTTACCTGAAATAATTAATTTATTATCTTCAAACGTAACTTCAATATCAGATTTGGCAAAACCAGCAACAGCCAATTCGATAACATATCTGTTATCAGCTACTTTCTTGATATTGTATGGGGGATAGTTAGGAATGTTTTTTGTTAGATCATCATGGAATTTTGCCATGCGATTATAGGTTTCATCAAAACCGACAAGAAACTTGTCCATATCTTTAAACATATCAAAGGATCCATTTTTCAGAAGTAATGTCATTTTAGTTCTCCTATTAAGCGAGTTAAATTGCCAACCCAAAAGGCATTGGCCCGAGGAATATTTTACTAGCCTTTCCTCGGACTGCTAGTCCCATCCCGGGATATTATTATTTATACCGCAGACTGCTTCTTTTTACCGATATTATACTTAGTTTGTAAATCCCAGTCATCCTTATCTTTAAAAGCGATGACTTTAATTTGTGACAATGGAGCCATATCATTAAATAAATGTGCGTCTAGGATTTTAATCAAACCCCAGTCCACTAGTAATTTAGCAATCGTATTTCTTCTTTGTAAATCGTTGTCTGTTAGATCAGCTTGCTTACCATCTAAAGCAAATAATTCTTTAAAATGAACAATAAAATACCTACCCTGTTTATGTAAAATGTGACAGGATTGATATAATACTTTATCTTTTCTAGATGCTACACCTATTCTAGTTAAAGTTTCTCTTACTTTAAGAAAGTCATCTGGATGAGTGAGTGTTACTTCTAGAGGAGCATATCCAGGAAAATCAATATGAAACAAATCATCCGCCATTTCTACCACCTTTAACTAATCTTGTTTTTATTATTTCAAGTTGTTCATCGTTTAGAAGCGGAAGTACTTGACGGGCTTTCTCTTTGCTATATCCATAGTATTCCCTAATAACTTCTAACGCCTCAATTTTCTCAGCCTTCAACCATTTATTAAATCTTTTTTTAGGCCTAATTATATTTATTAGAAACGAAAATTGAAGTATTTTATCCAGGTGGGGTCTTGAATTCATCTCATTGGCCGGGATAATAGTATCCTGCCCATAAGATAATCCTTTATTTACTATGTATGGATTATACTGCTTCTCTGACCAGTCATCTACAATTAGATTATCTTTAGTGTAGTGTATAGCATTTATAAAGTCAAAGGGAGTAATAGCCGGAGCTTTCCATGGATTTTCTTTATATTGTTGTACAGGTTCACCAAACAAACTCATAATCTAAACTCCGGATTATCATTCACCAGTGCTACTAATGCTTGTGCGGTATAGATTACTTGTTCTTCACTAAGCTTTATATTATATGACTTATCGAGAATATGTAGTATTTCATGTATAAAGGCAATCTGTTGAGTAGCTTCA